AGTGACGGATGACGGGTTCCCATCCAGTCTAATATGAATTACCATCTGTTGGATCTCCTCTCTATCTTCTCGATGACCTGTGTCCTGAATGCTTCATCATTCGTCAGATCTGCGATACAGTTGACAGCCATGATGAGAAGTTCGTCGAGGGGAGCAGAGTCAGCAGACTTGTTGAGTGTAGACCTGACCTCTGACGACCTCGCGATCCTCTCCGCATTCTGTCGAAGCATCTCGCGCCATCTGACATAGTTGTCGGTATATTCTTTAATCGTTGGCATGTGTTCTCCTTAAATTTCAAACGGCAGGGATGTATCTTCACTTGTTAGAGCAGACTCAACTGCTGTCTGCTGCGTTCTGTCATTTTTTGAGTCCATAAATTCAACTTCATCTACTACGACCTCAGTAACATAACGCTTTTGTCCGCTCTGATCATCATAGCTTCTTGACTGTAAGCTTCCTACAACTGCAACCTTTGATCCCTTACGAAAATAAGAGCCAATGAATGCTGCTGTCTGTCTCCATGCTACACAATTGATGAAATCCGCTTGCCTTTGTCCATTAGCATCCTTAAATCTACGGTCAACCGCGATAGTAAAGTTGCAAAACTGAACCTGACTCGAAGTGTTCTTCACTTCTGGATCCTTTGTTAATCTTCCGATAAAAATCACTTTGTTCATTTCTCGCTCCTCCTTGTGTTTTTTTCTTCCAAACACGGCGGCAAGCTCTGCGGCCGCATTGATTCAATTCTGGCTTGAATATTCGGTGACTGTACTGCATAGCGGTGTTTTTTTTCTTCAAGGTGATCCCAAAGCCTCGCGAACTGCGCCTGAACCGTCGTCACATTATCGATCTCGTATGTGCAGAAGTAATCCCACCCGTACCTCTCAACCACGCTCCATATTTCTTCTCCCAAAAAATCTCGCGCCTCACCCGGCGAACAGTACCCGTATCTTCTCACAGCCTGCCTCACGAGCTGAAAAGCCTCATCTCCAGATATACGGCTATTGTTTTTGTATTCGTATAATTTCCCGCATATATCCGATATCGCCGGAGGGTATTTTTCTTCTCTTATCCAGGCAACAACCGCCGTCTGTGCTTCACTATAGGCTATGTCTTCCATCATCATAAACCACAAGTCAACCAATTCCTTGTCCGGCGCGCCAAAAAGCTTGGGGTACGCTCGCGATATCGCTACAATAATAGTCTTTAACTCATCTCTAGTCATAGTCTCATGATCCTTTCAGTTTCAGAAATTTCCTGATCTGCATCTGTCTCATCTTCCCAACGCCGCCCATTCAGCCACGTGGTAGGATGAGGTATGTAGGTCGCATCCTTCCACTGCTTTGACTTTTTTTGTTTTTCAATGGCAAAAACCATGGCGGATAAAAGGTTCTCGTCAGGCTTCAATTTTGCGAAAGCCTTTTTTGCTTTTTCCTTATCCGTTTTTCTCGGATAGTTTTTCCAAAAAACATCAAAAAGATCAAGAACGTCCTTTTTGAGAGTGAATGAGGCGGAGCAGCTCGTTTGCTCTGAATCTCTATCTGTGTTTATATCTGTGTTTATATCTGTGTTTATATCTGGTATTGGTTCCACATTTTCGGTAAATGCATTTTCCTTTTTGGGTAAATGCATTTCACGTTTTCGGTAAATGCATTTTCCATTTTCGGTAAATGCATTTTCCATTTTCGGTAAATCCATTTCACATTTTTGCATAATGCATTTTCCTTTTTCGGTAAATGCATACCACGTTGTTCGATCAAATTTCAATTTGTTGTAATTTGCCGTCTTAATGACCCCTTCAGTCTTCAGCTTTTCTAAAGCTGCTGACATTTGTCTTACAGAGAATTCCGGAAACAGCTCTGTGAACGCTCTCGTTGAATTGTAGGTCCAATAGCAGCCATCGTAAAAATGAGTTCCGTTTGCCTCGTTTTTTGATATCCAAAAACTAAAGTTCTCCAAAATTACCGCGCAAGGTATGCCGTATTTTGCAGCAATTTCTACATCATAAAAATGGTACATTTACTCCCCTTTCTTTATGTTTTTTTAACAGCAATTTTTTGTTATTTCTACTTGATTCCTCACAGTTCAAACGGCAAGCTATCATCAGGCTCGCGCGCGTCAGACATAGCCTTTTTTATCATATCAAAATCTTTTATTTTAATTTCATTCGCAAATTTATATCCCTTTGATTGATATACCATTCTAAGCTCGTCAACAAGCTTCTGATCTTTTTGCCCGTCACGGATGCAAAGGCTCGCCAACTCTTTAAGCTGAGCGGGCGCTATAAGCCCGTCTGACGGCTTTTCTTTTTGGGTTGTATTATTTTCCGTTTTTTGCGGTGGCGCGGGTTTTTGGCCAGCTGGCGATGCTTCAGGACGCATTCCCGTGTATTTTGTCGCATCTTTTGCAAAATACACATCAGCGCCAATCCCCAGCATTTTACACGCCACTGACAAGGCGTCCGTGTATGCCATCTTCCACGCCTCATCGTTCGTTCTTGCTCCGCCTCGTTCTTGGGCGATAAGCAAGCTGCCACCGGTCCCAAAAATCGGGGCTGACCACTCTCCATCAACTTTAATACAAAGCTTTAGGTTGACCTGTGCCATCACCTCGCCGTTCGCACCTTCGATCTGTGTTAAAAAAACATCGTCCGTCTTCCAACCAATTCCACAAATTCCAAACAGTTCAGTCAGCTTTTTTATACGCCACACGGGGTTTATATCGGTCATGCCAGAGAGCCTGCCGCCTTGTATTGGCTTCTTAGCCGTCTCGGGCACTTCCCGCCCCTTTTCCCAAATATCAAGATTATTCATTTTGTCCTTTCTGCCGGAGTACCCCGCTCCGGCACGGTACATGAACTTATTCCTTATCGGATTCTCAATCCGTAGTTCTGTTCGAGATGCGCGATGCCTTCAAGGTTGACTCCGTTCTTCAAGTCTTCCTTGAGCTTCGCCTTATCGATCTCGGGGTCTTTTACTCTCAAATACTCTGGTGGAATATTCTTGATGTACGATTCGTCAAGGACTACACTCTCGGGATTGGCCTGAATGGAGATGGTAAAGATCTGACCCTTGACCTTCTTCTCTCCGGCTGTCTCCATAGCCATTTGCATGACATTCTTGCATCTCTCGATCGTGTTCTTGAGAACTGCCTTCCTGTCCTGAAGTCTCTTGATCTCAGTATCAATTCCATTAATATCCGACTCCATCTGCTTGACGAACTTGCAGTAGCCTTCCAATTTATCCTTCAGGTCTTCTTGCGAGTTCATCATGGTATCGATTAGAACATCGTCGTCTAATTCTCCCTGATCCATGAGATCCCAGAGCAGATTTATTGACTCTGTTAATTCGTAGATATTTGCCATGAATGTCTCCGCCTGCTATGCTCTGATTCCAGTAATTTGGTGAAATTTTTCAGAATCAAAATTCGGAATACTTCTGATAATGTTCTTGTCTCTTTCAGAAAGACCGTTCCACCATTCAGTGCAGCAATCTGTGTTGTTACTAATCTTCAAGTAACCGCCTGTTGTTTCATGTTCAGGATGTGCTGCCTTTTCTTCATCGGTCATGTCATTTGACCAAATCCAGTCAGTGGGTCTGAAATCAATCTGATTCAGAAGATATCTCGCATCTGAATCCCACCACTGTTCCAGTGTCATGTCTGTTTCTTTATCAAAGAACTTTAATTTCTGATGTTCAGTATTGAAACAGCCAACTGCATTTGAAGTCTTGTTCCAATCACCGCTGTTGCAATTACCGCTGTTGCAATTACCGCTGTTGCAATTACCGCTGTTGCGATTACCGCTGTTGCAATCACCGCTGTTGCAATTACCGCTGTTCCAATCACCGCTGTTCCAATCACCGCTGTTGCAATTACCGCTGTTGCAATTACCGCTGTTGCGATTACCTCTGTTCCAATCACCTCTGTTGCGATTACCGCTGTTCCAATCACCTCTGTTGCAATTACCGCTGTTGCGATTACCGCTGTTCCAATCACCTCTGTTGCAATCACCGCTGTTGCAATCACCGCTGTTGCAATTACCGCTGTTCCAATCACCTCTGTTGCAATCACCGCTGTTGCGATTACCTCTGTTCCAATCACCTCTGTTGCGATTACCGCTGTTCCAATCACCTCTGTTGCAATTACCGTTCATTGTTCAATCCTCCATGTCTTGATAGATTTTCTCGTCCTCAATGTTTGGTTTCCCGTGTGCTTTAACCAGAATTTTCTTCGTCATAAAATAACACCCAATTGAATTCCAACACGCGACCAATGATTATTGCATGCTTAACATCGGGTTTCGCCGTGCCAATTTCGATATTGGAAATCGCTTGACGCGATATTCCGACCTCGTCCGCCAATTGTTGCTGCGACATGTTTTTCGCTTCGCGCTTGGCTCTCAAATCAACCACGTTGTTCACCTCCTTTCGTTCAATTATTAATTACTTTTGCAATTTTTGATTGCACCTACACAATACACCTAATCAACCCAAATGTCAACGACAAGTTGCGAAAATAATCTGAAAATTTGAATCAACCGATATGTTCTCGATGTTTATTGATCTTCGCGATCAATGATTCATCGGTCACGATCTG